TGGTCTGTCATCACGACGATCAGTCCGAGCGCTTGCCCACGGCGCGAAAAGGGCAAACAGCGGGAGTCCGCTGCTATTCGTTACAGCTTGCCTTTCATGCGAAGGCGTCTTGTTGCTTGTGACTTTTTTGCATCTGCACGGTGCGATTCAAGCGACCGCAGGCCGATTTCTGTTCCTTCATATGCGGGCGTGGTGACAATTGCCACGTCGTGCAATTCTAGGTCTTGGATTGTGCGCTTTGGGATTTGGCCGCTGTCGTCCCATTTCTGACGCTTCTGCACAAAAGCGAAAGACATTTTGTCCAGGTCGCCGCGCTTCATCTTTGGAACGATTGCGCGCACATCTGGATCTGTGCCGTCCAGTTCCGTTTCCATATACAGGCCGCGTTCGTCCTCGGTTAGACGCAACGTTCCCGACCGCGTGCGTGCCAACGGCAAGCCGTCGTGATTGACAAGAAATACAACATCATCTTGACGCTGCAGCGCGTTAGCAAATGCGCCGCGATCTATCACTTCAGTGAACATGCCGCCAATGTTTGTTTCCTCGCCAAAAACGGCGGCATATCCAGAGACGCGGATTGCATCGCCTTCGTCCTCGCGGATTTCCATCGGCTGCGCTGCTGTGCGCAATTCACGTTCTGACATTTACCGCCTCCATGGTGTTGCCGAAAAGTATCACACCCGCGTTAAAACTGCAACAATAACGACGCCGCCGATCTTAGCCGCATTATTCTGGATCATTCCCGTCTGTGGCTTGTGTTTGGATCGGAACGGTTGCGCCTTGCACCATTAAGCTTTCACCGCCATCATGGGGTGCCATGTTCTCAATTGTGCGCACCTCATTGGGCGTGCGAATTGCGTTCTGAATTGACGTTGCGTGCGCCTCCATGCGCGTCTTGAAGTCGCCGCGAAGTAGTCCGTCCACGTTAAATTCAACGTATTGCTTGGACCCGCGCGGGAATAGCTTCAGATTCATTTCTTGTTCAACCTGCTCGATCCATCTTTTCAGCGTATGCTTAACAAATTGTAAATCCTGCTGCTCGGTGTTGCTGAATGTTCCGTGAGTGAGATCCTGCAAGAATACCGGCGGTAAGCTGTAAATACGCGCGACCTGTTCGATGCTGAAGCGCTGCAATTCGATCAACTGCATTTCGTTCGGATTGAAGCCGATTGTTTTCATCTCGTGGCCCATAGGCAACGCCATAACCGGGCGTCCCTCGCGGGCCAGCTTAGCCGTTGTCTTGGCCACATCCTCGGATGCACGCGCCGCCGATGCGCCGGATTGAAACGGCCCTTGCAACACGACAGGCGGAATGCCGCCAGACTGAAACGCTTTTGCGCCATACTGGCTGGCAGCGATAGCCATACCGATGGCATCGCGGTTTGTCGAGATCGGGCCGCGCACATCGACCCCATTTGATTTTACCATAAACGGAACGTCAAGAACCTCGCTTGCGTCGTATGTCACACCGTTGAAAAGGTAAACGCGCCGCTGTCGTTTGCCGTCGGTGCGGGTCTCAACTCGGGTGTGCTGCGGATCTAATGGCCAGAGGTTTTTCACAGCGCCATTTTTTGACCGCTCGATATACGTCACGCATCGCCCGCCGGTAAACACCTGGTCAAACATATACTTGCGCCATTCAAAAGACGACATGCTGTCATTGGCCACATCGTGCAAGATGCCTTCCAGTGGGCCTTTCGAGCGCTGGCGGCCTTTCGCCGTCTTGCGGTAAACGTGCAGCGGCAAACCCGCAAGCGTACCGCTTAAGAAGTTGACCGCCGCCCAAACCGCAGGAACACCGAGCGCCGTGTCGGTGGTGACCTTAACGCCGGCGGCTGAAGTCATTTCGCCCCATCCCATGACCTGCAAAAAGTCTGCAGCCGAAACAGGCGCGTTGGGGTTTTCCAGATTGCGACTTTCCGTTTTGCGGAAGCGGTCAAATAATGCCATTACGAGCGTCCTCGATGTTTGGAGCATTGTAACACATCAAGGACGCAAATGCAAAGGGGGTGCTAATTGCCTCTTGCAGGCAACTTTGGTTCAAAGCCAGAAAACAGCAAGGATTTTATAGATTTTGCACTGCCAATCAGATTCAGAGGTATTTTAATTTTAGCCTGTCGCGCCATTATTGTGTGGCCTTGCGCTGTGAGTTGCGCCGCCCTAGAACTGCTCACCCCTATTTTATCACCGATTGCAGAGTACGTTTCACCCCTAGACCGCATCGAAATAAGGATGTTCATTCTTTGTTGGTTTTCATCAATTTTCTTGACTGCATTTTCCTTAATCCGTTTTTTTTCCTTATTTTTCTTTGATGCTTTTTCTGCCACTGAGACCGCGCAAAAAACACAGAAATGCTTTCCAGCAGAACTTGCCCAGCCATTTCCTTTCGCATTCTCAAGTAAATCTTTTTTACTGTCAAAATTATACTTGTGAACCTTTCGACACGCATCACACTTTAGCGAGTAGTGCAAAATATAAGACATTTTTTCCTCCTAAATAAAAATTTTAGATCGCATCAACCATTAGCGTGATTGCATAAGCTGCAACAGGGTTGAGCGGGCGCTCGCCCTGCTCCCAGCGGCGTATCGTGCGTGCGCCGTGCTCCCCCATGCCCCACTCGTCTGCAAGTGCTTGCTGGCTGTAGCAGAGCGCTCTGCGGGCGTCTTTAAATTGCTCTGGTGTCATTTCACAAAACTCCATCCACCGCGCGGTCCAAACCTCACCGTGCGTATGCTATCGTCGGCCATCATAACTTGACATGTAATCGAAATGCGTTTGCGCATTGCTTTGCGCCGCATTTCACAGAAAAGTGGAGAGGCGCTCATTGCGCCATCTCCAGAACTTCTTTGTGCGAGCGGATCATGCCGCATCCGTTATTGTCCAGTCGGTAAGCCCGACCTGTCAAGAACTGATCGCCATCGTATGATGGCGCAGCTTGCGTGCCAATCACGAAGATGTTGCGAGCCGCAAGGGCTTTAAGTGTGAGGGAAGAAAAGTCGCGCATCGCGGCCTCCTATGTTCCAGCAAACCCGCTGGAGGGGTGGGCTTCATTGCCCTATGAGTTATACATAGGGCCAATGGCCCTCAGTGTAAAGACCTAATTTCAAATAAATGTAATTTTTTTCAAAGGCTGAAGTCTGGGTCATCCCACGGTGATGACGCAACCAGACCTTCGCCCATAGACTCAACCCCAAGTGCCATTGCCAGAGCCACCAAGCCGTCAATTCTGCCGACAGATTTGGCTTTGTTCAGCTTTCGATTGCCTGCCGGGTCGCGCTCTGCAATCGCATTTGCCGCGCACATATTCAAAACCGGGTTATTGCCGTGCCGCAGTTTGTGGCCAAGCACTAACTGTTCCAGCTTATCAACCGCCGGTGCCATATCCTTATACCCTTGGCCAAATGACTGCATAGGTAGCTGCACGCCAATCGCGTCCAGCTCGCGCGTAAAATCATTTATGCGCCACCGGTCATAGGCCATCAGTTGCAAATCAAAATCGCTTGACGCCTCGGCAACATGCTGCGCCACAACAGCGGGCACAATGACCGGGCCATCGATCAGAGTAATGAAGCCCTGCTTTGCCCACACGTCATAAGGCACTTTGTCCTCTTGCGCCCGGTCTCGTATGCCATCGCCAGGCATAAAAAACTGTGGCGCAACGTGGTATTCATCACCCACCGGGAAAACCATTACAAAAGCGGTCAAGTCACGGCTGGACGAAAGGTCTAGGCCAGCGAAGCACGTCATGCCGCCTTCAATAAGCGCGGCACCTTTGTTCGCCTCCCATTCCCCACGGTTTAGGAATGGGCTGGTCGCCTCGATCCGCTGGTTTAGGTATAGCCATCGAAAGCTGTTCTCTTTGGCTGGCAACCGATCCGCTTGCTTTGCGAAGTCTTGCAGATCCTTTAGGGCGCGAAACTTACCAAGTGCTGGGTTGGCCGCTTTCCATGCCTTGCGGTCCATCACGTCGCAATCCTCGGGTGCGGTGTAAACGTGGCTGACAATGCGCGGATCTTTGGCGTTCTTGGCATCGTCCAGCCATATGCTAAACAAGTCGCCATCGGTTGCCGCCTGCGTGCTAATTGCAATCAGGAGCGGATCGTCATGCGCGCCCTGCGATGTTTCAATCGCTTCGACAAAATTATCGGTTGGGCCGCGCACCTGGCCCACTTCGTCCAAGATTGCCAGCACTGGAGAAAACCCGTGGGCCGTTCCAGCCTCGGCACTTGATGCCTCATATTCGACATTCATCGGCAGGCCGATCAGCTTCTTTTCGCTTGGCACGATTTTAATAATTCCGACAAGCCTCGGTGATAGCCGGATCATTTTTTCAGCAAGTTTAAAAATAATTCCTGCTTGCTTCCTGCTCCGCGCGCCGCTCACTATCTGGCTGTTCTGCTTGGCTTCAGGTCCAACTAAGTGCGCAAGCAAAATCGCGGCGATCAAAGCCGACTTTCCGTTTTTTCTGCCGATGGATAAATATCCTCGACTTGTTCCTTTTGGGTTGTCGTAAACCTTTAAAATAAAATTGCGTTGAAACGGCATCAGCTTGATCGGCTGGCCGACCAGCTTGCCTTCCGGCACGGGGCAAAACTTTTCAATAAACTGACAGACTTTTTCGCCGCGTGTCATTTCCCTAGCCAATTAAACCACCTTCGCAGCGCGTATGACCGCACCAAACTAACCGCAGTAAACGCCAGGCCGATGGCGAAGCTGTCGGCCACCGTTACGTCATACCCGAACAGCGGCAGGATTAGGATGTTTGCAAGAACGCTGACAAGGTAGCCGATCAGGACATTGAACGACGCCTCGACCGCGCTCATCAATCGGCTTTGCATTGCTTCGCCCCAAGTTGCGCATAGGTTTCGCCGCTGGCTTCGTGCGTTGCTTCTTGGCCTGTGAAGTCTTGCCAGCGCTTGATAATCACGTCGCAATATTTTGGGTCGAGTTCCATCATGCGGCAATCACGGGCTGTCTTTTCGCAGGCGATGAGGGTTGAGCCGGAGCCGCCGAAGAGGTCTAAAACGGTAGCAGCATTATGATTTCTTATTGCCCGTTCTGGTATGCTGACGGGCTTTTGCGTTGGGTGCAGCTTATTGCCGCCGCCCTCTTTCTTTTCTTCCCATACGCGGTTCTCTGTGGTCGCGCCCACAAAATTCAAACGCGCGCCTTTTTTCTTCCATATAACACAAGGCTCGTGATTTTGCTTATACGATGCGCCCATTGCACCATAGCCCCCTGCCTTTTTCCATATCAGCAAAGCCACGACTTCGCCACCAACCGCTTCGATGCCGCGATATAATCCGAATGGCACAGTGTCAGCGTAGAACATGAACACAGGTCCATTGCAGACTGCCGCCGCAACCGTTACCGCATCCTCGTATAAATCTACATCATCGTTTTTTATCATTTCGCGGGCGTTTGACTTTAGGCCATCGCCTTTGTCAGACATTCCGCCAGTGTATCTTACCCCATAAGGCGGGTCAGTAAACACCATATCAGCCTTGCGCCCATCCATCAGCCGCTCAACCACATCGATGCTGGTGCTATCGCCGCACATCAGCCGATGCCGCCCAAGCAACCACACATCGCCTTCGACCGTTACGGGTTGCCCCGGCGCTTCCGGCACAGCGTCTTCGTCGGTCAAGCCCTCTTGGACATCTCCGCCTAATAGCGCGACAAGCTCGTCCTCAGAAAACCCCATTAACTCGCCAAAGTCGCCAGCTAGATCCTCAAGCTCAACGCGCAGCGCTTCTTCATCCCAGCCCGCATTCAGCGCCAGCTTGTTGTCGGCAATCACCAGCGCGCGGCGCTTTCGATCATCAAGGCCCGTCACGACCACCGCTGGCACTTGATCCATCTTAGCCTTGCGCGCTGCAAGTAAACGCCCGTGGCCAGCGATCAGGTTAGCGTCCTGGTCGATCAGAACCGGGTTTGTAAAACCAAACTCCCGAATGCTTGCCGCCAGCTGCGCCACTTGTTCGTCGCTATGCGTCCGGCTGTTTAGCGCGTAGGGGATCAAATCCTCAACCGCAACAATTTTGTGTTCATAAAATTCCATCAGTTTGTCCTTGGCATGGCGATCAATCCATCATCGCTGAAGCCGTTAATTGTTTGCCTTGCATCGTTTGAAGCCTTCGCCGCGCCGTTGATTGTTCGCGGGTCGCTGGCTTGCTGGTTCAATGACATTGATCTGATTACCGCCATCTGTTGCCGTTGCAGTGTATCGATCACCGCTAGCAATGGGTTGGCGATCAGCGTGCCGCGCTTGTTTTGGATAAGCACGCCTGACCGATCAAGCGTTTCTTGATGTTTGCGAATGTCCGCTTCCATGCGCACCACTTTGGCCAACAGCAACAGGTCCATGTCGCGCCAATCCTCGCGTGCGCGCGCGCGCGTGAACTGGTCCCAAATAACGTGTTCTTCGTCGCTGCGCAATTCAACGCCCTGCGGCAACGGGACGCTCTCAATCGCACCCTGAAATCCACCAAGGGCCGCCGTCACGCTGTTTTTATCGCTTCGTTTCTTTGCCATGTTTCCTCAGTTTTTTCCGTAAACGCGAAAAACGTAAGC